CGCCGTAGTCGTCACCGTCACCGTGGTGCCGCTGCGGGCAGCTGTAGAAATGGTGCGATTACCGCTAGATGCCGTATAGCTGAAAGGAACGATGTTCAGTGGGCCGGGACGGGCTTCCGCCGCCACAATAAACCGCGCCCAAGTATCACTCTCACGGTAGGCTTGGTAGCCCCGCCGATTGATGAAGCTGTTAATCAGCGTGTTTTCGTTCGTCGTAAAGGCGTCCACACCAGCTAGGGCGCGAATTCTGATCAGAAGGTCGGCGTATGTTCCGCTTTGCATTAGAGCTTGTGAACTACCAAATCAGGGTTGTTCTTCTGGAAATGCTTTAAGAACTCGCGGGAATGCACTTCCTTGTGCCCATACTTCTGCACAAGCCGGAAGAACTCCCAATCGGGCATTACACCCACATTCCTGCCCAATCCAGCCACTTTGCCAGCCCCCCGCATCTCCTGTGCCGACTGACGGGCTACAGCCTCGCGTTTGGCCTCCGTTGCCTTCTTTAGCTCAACTCCCGTGCGGAACTCGCGCTCAATAGCCTTCCAGCGGTCGCCAACACTAAACCTCTTGGGCGGGATGATAATTTCCATGAAAAAGGGGCACAAGGCCGAAGCCCTATGCCCCATGATTCTATCCTACTTGCTTACAACTAGTCGTTGTACTGCGAGAGGTTGATGATTCGCAGAGCAATACCCCACTTGCCAGCGGTCAACGAGGTAACAGCCGCATCGTTCACCTCAAGCAAGACGGGCGCACCCGCAACGGAAGCACCAACAAACTTGCTGCCATTTGACGTAAACGTATCGCCCGTATTAAATACGGGGACAGTCATACCGTCCGCATCCAACGCGTCGATGAATTCATCTGGGTCCGCAGCCGTGGTGCCAACGTCAAGCACTACCGAGGTAGAGCCCGCCGCAGCCGTAATCTTCCAGACGCACGCACCTTCAAGCGCACCATTTGGAGGAATAGCCGCAATTGTGCGCTGACCACCGTTGCCGATGGCGATTAGATCGTTGAAGTCAACGATGATAACATCCGTCCAAAAAGAATTGGCGGATTCATTAATGCTAAGTTTGGCCATGTTAGTGATTATTTAGGGGTTAGGTGAGAACGGTGATCTTGCCATGCGCACCAGGATGCAGCACCTCAAGCGTGCCGGTCCAGTCCACAAAGCCGCGGTCGCCGCCGCCCAGATTTGGGACGCGGGAGCTACCAAGGGCAATCAGGTCCGCAACGCCCATGTAATCGGGGTTGAGGATGTAGCCGGTGTCCTTGGCCGAGGTGTCAGGAGCGCAATCAGGATTCATGTTCACGATAGACACGATGCCGTTGTCGGACTCGTAGAAATCCACGGTGAGCTTGATCGTCGCGCTGTCCGCGCTCTGCTGAATCTGGCGATACACCGTGTTGGTGCTGCCAGAGGTGCGAGCGAAGTCAGCGATGACAGCCCGAAGCGCGGTGTCAGCCACCAGCGTCAGGTCGTTCGCCATGCCATTAACGCGGTAGATCGAGGTGATCAGGCTGTTAAGGACGGTTTCGGTGAACGTGCCCGAGGCGTGAATGCTGCCCGAAGGAGTGCGGAAGGCCGCAGGAACATCCGAAGGACCGCCGCTATCAATCCAGTCGCCCAGACCACGCAGCCCGTAGGCCGTGCCGCCACCATTTTCCGCAGAGCGGTCATTGGTAGAGCAGATGGTGGCCTCGATGTCGCGCTTCAGTTCTTTGACAGCCTTCATCTCAGCCTGAGCAATCTTGGCTGGACCGACGCTATCGACGGCCTGCTGCAAGTCGCTCACCATGAACGAACGCCGGAGCTTCTGGACGTAATTGCCCAAACGCGCCCGGCCAGAGAACTTGTCGGTGAACGCGGTGACATCCGAACCTTCGGAGACGCCCGTGGTCGAGACAGAAGCCAAGCTGTCAACGGTCCACTCGTGGAAGGTCGCCGTAGCTTTACGCTTCGGGGCCATCGAGAGGATAGGCGTATCTTGTGGGGCAAGAGTCGTAATAACGTCGAGGAGATCCTCGCGGTTGCTAACCCCAGAGCCGGGGTTGGTGGTATCGTAGGTGTTTGAAAAAGCCATGTTAGGCGGTGTTAGAGAACTTTACGTTTTGAGATTTGTGCTGTACGGAGTTTGAGCCAATCGCCCTTATCACCACTCGCTTTGAACTTGGATTGAAGTTCCCCTATCTGCTTGGTCTGGACGCTTTCCGGTTTACGGCTTGCAGCCGCACCAGACTCAGGATTTTCAGGTGGCCGTGAACTAGGTTTCTTGCCCGGCGTCGTTTCCGATAGGGCAATTTCCTTACGTCCATAGATGCTGTTAGAGGCGTGGGCGAAGAAATAAGGCAACTGAGCAGCAATGTCGGGCGCGAACTCCTCAAGTTTCTTGAGGCGCGGGTCGGCAATGATGGCGTCATATTGCTTCTTCCTTTCGTCGTTAACATCTTCCAGCCAAGGAATTTCCTTCCGCGTCTGCTCGTCCATAGTAACTCGCAATTTCTTGCTGTTTTCTACAACCGAGAGGCGTCGTCCCACATCCGGCAAATACTCATCACGAGCTTTGCGGGCGCGGCGCAACGTCTCTCGTAGCTGACGCTTTGTGTATTCCTTGCCATCCACCGTTGCAGCGATGTCGTCGGGGCCAATGTCCGAGGAGTCATCAAGCCGCGTTTCCGCGAACTCAATCACTTCCTTGATTTCCTTGGCCTTTTCGGAGAGCCCAGCCGCATCCTTGATAGACGCAAATGGGTTGTCCTTCACCTCTTCTACCGCCTTGGCAGTGGTATCACTTCGACGGGCAAGCTCGCTTTCCAAGAAGCGCACGCGCTCCTCGGCAGCCTTCCGCTTTGCCGTTAGCTCACCGTAGCGAGCTACCGCCTTACTTCCGATAGACTTAGCCAGTTGACTAAGCTCATCTTCCGAAAGGTCATCCAAGTTTCCAGACTTAGCTTTTGAAAGAACGTCCTGTTTCGTAGCTTCCGGTGCTTCCTCCCCGGCTTCTGGCTTTTCAGCCTTCTCCGTGGATTCCACCTCCTTCTGCTTTTCGGCCTCAGATTCTGCTTTCGCAGTACCCTTACCGGCGAGTCGTCGTTGGATGAAATCACCCTCAGACATGTTATCTGTTTTCACTACTTTTTCTTGGGCCGTAGCGGTGGACCCTGATTCTGGTTCAGACATATTTGTTCCGCCAACTTAACGTCATGGCGATTACGATGGAGCCATTGTAGGGCATATGCTTGACACACAGCACATCTTAGCCACTTTTGGCGTTATAGGCGGCAGCACGTAGAACTCGTACCCGTGTCGATGGCCCTTTGCAGGGTAGCGGATTAACGACCCGCCCAGCCTATTTCATCCGCCTACGGATGTTCTCCCAATCGCCATAGCGAAGGATGTCATCGTAAGCCTGAATCCTACCCGCAATCTGCTGCACCTGGTCGGTGGTAGCACCCCGCAAGTCGCCAATAGCGGTCTCGCGGGAAACGTGCACTTGAGCAATAAAGCGTTGAAACGCCTCAATATGCCCAAGATGGTCTAAGTCCTTCTCGTCCTGAGTCATTAAAATTTCTAGTAGTTTACGGTGTTAGCCTGTTGGGTAGCAACGTCGCCCATGTTTGCGGGAGCGGTGCCAATTTTGCCGATCTCAGCGTTCTGTTGCTGCTGGATGGCGAAGGAATACTGGGCAGAATACTTCTCTAGGCGGGTGCGGAACGACTCGTCCTGCTGCAACCGCTGGGTAATGTCTGGCTGCGCGGCGTATTGCTTGATGATGTCCAACGCGGACCCAGCTCCATTAGGCCGTGCGCCCACCTCAATGCCAGAGAAAATCTTGGTAAGATCGTCCGTAACGTCCTTCACCATCTTGTCTTGCGCGGCCTCTACAGGCTGAAGAATAGCGTCTGCAAGCATTGGATTGATAGCATTAGCAGCAAATTCAATGGCACTATCGAGGTTAATACGGCCACTGCGGTCGTAAGGCACCAAAGCCAAAAGCTGCTCAATTTGCTTCTCACCCGTCTCTGGGTCTGTGTTCTGAACGTCAAAGGAAATGGCAATGTCAACGTCCGCGTCTGGATCGCCCTTGTTGTAGGTTTGGGCGTCTGGCACGCCCGTAACGCGGAAATAAAGCTGTTCTGGCCCAAATCGCTGATAGGCGTTGTAAGCCGCCTTAATCACGCCCTGAACGTGCGCCAAGAACTTGTCCACGAAATACTGACGCCGGGAGGCCGAAAGCGGGTTCTGGAAGTCCAACCCCATTAACTTGTCTGCGCTGGCAAGAAGGGATTGTTCCATCTCTACGCTGCCGGGATTATAAGCCGGGGTTGGACCCCATTCGTAGTCGCCCTGCCGCATCCGGCCAATCTTCTTGCCTGGACCCCAATCTGGCGGCGGCTTGCCGATAGGGTGCATAAGGGGTGGCATCGTGGCCATGCTGTTACGGTCGGTGCGGCTATCCCGCTCCACCTTAACGCCCCACTGGATGCCCCGTAGAAGCTCTGGCACGGTCTGGAGGTCATACAGCCGCTTGTTGTCCTCGGACAGCCGGGTGACGATGAAGGGGTAGTCCTCGTAGCCGTTCAAAAGCTCAAACTTAGCGTAGCCGGGCACATCCCCCTTGCCCGTGAACAGCGGGGACATAACGGTTTGATAGATGCCTTGGCTTCCGTCCTCTTGGTCAACAAGCCGCTGATAGACGTAAAGAACGTCAATTAGCTCGTCATTCTGCCATTCCGCAACGGTTGTGCGGGTGGTCTGTTCAGCAGGGTTGCCGCTCACAACATCCGTGCTTTGCCCTCTAAAGTGCTCAACGCAGTAGTCCGCCCATTCGCGGTTCCAATCGGACACTTCTACTTTGTTGAGAATTTCTTGCACCGTCATCCTCGTCTTATAGAAGACGTAGGGAGCACGCTGCGGGTCCATGCAATACGGCGGAAACAGCACATCGCCGTCTGGAGCACAGGTTTTAACGCAGGGCCGGTCAATGTCGCGGCGCGTCACCGTAAGCTCACAGGTGCCCTTGGCGCGAAGTTGGTTGATAGCCTTCTTAGCCCGCTTGTCCTTGAGATCGGGGAACACCGACTTAAGCATGGCAATCACCCCTACGTCGTCGCTACCGTCTAGGATGACGGAGGCAAGGCGGGGGTTGCTGGCGGCAATGTCCTCAAGCGAGAACTTCTGGAGGTATTTG